ATATCTTTTAGTATTGTATCTTCCTGCGTGTATTGTAACTCCTTTTATTCCTAATTTTTGTCCCATTTTTAAATCATATATCAAATTGTCTAAACCCCATTGATATCTACTTTTTTGTGGGTCATTACAAAAATTTAATGTTAATAAACCATGAACATATAAATCTATATTATTTTCTTTTAATATTTTTTTAATTTTAGTTATTTCTTCTTTTGTAAATGGATATTTGTATTTTAATGTTGTTTTAATTTTATCTCCCAAAAATGTTTGAATACTTTTACATTTTAATTTTTTTGCTACTTGAATAGTATTTATTAAATTATTAGGGTCATTGTTATGAATTCCATAATTCATTTAATAATAAATTACATTTTTTTATAAATTTATTTTATGTTTAATATTTATGGATATTGGTTATACAAATAAATTAAAAAATAAAAAAACAAATTTATATATATTTACTGTGTGTAATAATGTTGATAAAATTTTGAAAGCTTTAAATACACATTTTAATATTAAAAATATTCCAAAATCATTTTTAAAATCGTCTGACTTATTTAAAAAATTATATTTTGATGATTATGAAATTTTATTTATTTTTATGAAAAAAAAATGTAATCATAAAACATTATTTGAAATATTTGGAATATTAGGAAAAGATTTATTTAATAGTGATTACAATATACAAATTATGTTAGATCAAAAAGATGAAAATGTAATCAGTAATCAAATTGTATCTTTCATTCTTGGTAATTACAAAACATTAGATTTTAAAACCGATGAATATAAAAAAAATAATGTAACTTTCTATCATACCAAAAAATATGAAAAAATTGTGAAAAATTCTATATACATTGGAAATATTCAAAATGAAGTTAGAATGTTATCCAATTCACCTGCTAATATATTAAATAGTGACACTTATGAAAAACATATCAAAAAAAATATTAATAAATCAGTTAAAATAACTGTATTAAATGAAGCAAAATTAAAAAAATTAGGATTAAATTTAATATTATCAGTCAATCAAGGAAGTAAAAATAAAGCAAAATTAATTCAACTTACTTATAAAAAAAATACTAAAAAAAATGAAAGACCAATTGTTTTTGTTGGTAAAGGAGTTATGTTTGATAGTGGTGGATATAATTTAAAAACAAAAGATTTTAGTGATATGAAAAATGATATGACATCAAGTGCAATTATATATGGTTTAATGAATTTAATTTCTTATCATAATATTGATGGTTATTATATAGCATTATTACCGATTGTTGAAAATATGATTAATTCAAATGCTACAAGACCAGGAGATATTATAAAATCCTATAATAAAAAAACAGTAGAAATAATAAATACAGATGCTGAAGGAAGATTAATATTAGCTGATGCAATGGCATATTCAGAAAAATTTAATCCAAAATTATGTATTGATTTGGGAACTTTGGCAGGAATCAATGAAAGATTTTTGGGAAATAAAGCATGTACTATTTTAGGAAATAATAATAAATTAATTAAAAAAGTAATTTATAATGGTTTAAAGAATAATGAAAATTTACTGGAAATTCCTATATGGGAAGAGTATATACAGGAAACAAAATCAAATATTGCAGATTTAAAAAATATTAATGGAAATGGTGCTGGTGGTATTATACCAGGAGCATTTTTAAGTCATTTTGTGCCTAAAAATAGTGCATGGATGCATTTAGATATAGCATCGATTGATTATTTACATAGTGATACAAATATGCGTCATAGGGGAGCTACAGGAAATATATTAAGAACTTTATTTGATTTTTCGAAAGAAAAAGGAAATATGTGTGATTTATAATTTTCCAAGTTGATTATTTAAATTATCTAATTCTTTATTTAATGAAAATAATTGATTTCTTAAATAATTAATTTTTACAACATTATTATTATAATTATTATAACTTAAATTATTAATATTTTTAATAATATTATTTCTAACATTTTCTAAATCACTTATATCTTTTATTATTTTTCCTTTATTAATTTTGTTATCAATATTATTAATTAAATTATTTGTATAATTAATATCACTATTTTTAATTTTTTGAATCTCATTAATTATACTTTGCTCATAATATTGATTATTATTCATTTTTCCATATTTGATTCCTAATAAAATGGCTTTTAAAAATAGTATTCTATGTTTATTATTTTCAATAATATCTTCTATTTTCATTATTTTATTCAAATAATTTATTTTTGAAATTTAAGCTAATCGAAAATTATTTAAGTTTTTTATCTTAATAATTTATATGGGTAATATTGTTTCTAAAAAAAATAAAGAATACATTAACTCAAATTGGGGTGAATTAAAATGTAGTCCAATTGGTCCTTTATTACAATCTATAGGCATAGCACCAGGAGATCCTTCAAGTACTGCTAATAAATGTCAATCAAATTCTTTCTCAAATCAATTTAATTCAAGTATGACAGACCAATTTAAAGCAACAAGTAAATTAAATGCTGGTTTAGGTCAAATTAATGGTACTATGAATAAATTTAGATCTATTATAGCAACTATTCAACAACAATTATTCAAAGATTTATCTAGAATTGCTGATATGATTTTTGGTATTTATGTTAAAATTGGAAATATAATTATGGTTATTAATAAAAATTTAATAAATATTATGATGGTTTTTAAACATGTTGTAAATACAGGAGTTGCTGCTGCTGTTTTATTGGTGGCTTTTATGAATCTTCTTCGTATTCCTGTTAATGGTTTAATTCGATTTGTCAATGCATGGCGTTAAATGTTTTAATAAATAAAAAAAAAATGAACATAAAACTATTTAAAGATTATAAATATAAGAAAGTATTAAATTATTATGCCTCCGAAAAAGAAAACTGTTGAAGAAATTTTTGTTAAAAAAACACAATTAGAGCATATTTTTGATTTACCTGACACATATATAGGTTCTATTGAAAATACTGAATTAGATACATGGATATATAATGAAGAAAGCAATAAAATTATATTTAAGACTGTTAAGTATATACCTGGTTTATATAAAATATTTGATGAGGTATTAGTTAATGCGATTGACCAACATGTAAGAATTGAAAATGATCCAAATATAAAACAAAAAGTTACTGAAATAAAGGTGAATATTGACCAAGAAAATAATTCATTATCAGTTTGTAATAATGGTATTGGTATTCCAGTTGTAGAACATCAAGAACATAAAATATATATTCCAGAACTTATTTTTGGGCAATTATTGACTTCATCAAATTATGATAAAGATGAGAAAAAAATCACTGGTGGTAAAAATGGTTATGGTGCTAAACTAGCAAATATATTTTCAAAAAAGTTTAAAATCACTACTATTGACCATGAGAAAAAATTAAAATATGAACAAGTATTTGAAAATAATATGACAGTAAAAAATAAACCAGTTATTACAAAATGTACTGAAAAGCCATATACAAATATTGAATTTTATCCTGATTTAGAACGATTTAATATTGATAAAATTAATGATGATACTATTAATTTAATGAAAAAAAGAGTAATTGATTGTACAGCTTGTACAAATAAAAATGTAAATGTTTATTTAAATAATACAAAAATTGATTGTAAGACTTTAGATAAATATGTTTCTTATTATTTGGACGATGATGTAGAAAAAGTTTATGAAGAAGTAAATGATAGATGGGAAGTTGTTATGGTTGTAAATCCAGATGCAAAATTTGAACAAGTATCATTTGTAAATGGTATTTCAACAATGAAAGGAGGAAAACATGTAGATTATATAGTAAATGGATTAACTAAAAAGATACAAACTTATATTAGTACAAAGGGGTATAAAAGAAAAAAGATGGAATTGAAAGCACCTCATTTAAAAGATAATATGTTTATGTTTGTAAAATCAACTGTTGAAAATCCATCATTTGATAGTCAAATTAAGGAATATTTAACAACACCATCATCTAAATTTGGTTCAACATGTGTATTTTCTGAAAAATTCGTTGAAAAGGTATTAAAAACGTCATTAATAGAACGAGCAATTAAATTGAATGATTTTAAAGATAATCTTGGACTACAAAAAATAAGTGGTAAAAAGACATCAAATGTTCGTGGTATTGAGAAATTAGATGATGCAAATAAGGCGGGTACGAATGAATCATTGAATTGTACATTAATATTGACTGAGGGAGATTCAGCTAAAGCACTTGCTATTTCTGGATTAAGTGTCATTGGTAGAGATTATTATGGTGTATTTCCGCTTAGAGGTAAGCTATTAAATGTACGAGATATTAATATGAAAAAGGTAACAGATAACCAGGAAATTAGTTCATTAGTTAAAATCATAGGTTTAAAATTTGCTAAGAAAAAGGATATGAATGAAATTACAAAAGATTTGAGATATGGTAAAATTTTAATTTTGACAGATGCTGATGTGGATGGTAGTCATATTAAAGGATTACTAATTAATCTTTTTTCGGTATTCTGGCCAGAATTATTGGAAATTCCAGGATTTTTAATGTCATTAGCAACACCCATTATAAAAGCAAAGAAGCAGAAAAATGTACATGAGTTTTATACAATGACTGAATTTGACAAATGGAAAGAAACAATTGATAATTTAAAACAATGGAATATTAAATATTACAAGGGATTGGGTACAAGTACATCTGAAGAAGCCAAAGGATATTTCACAGATATTGAAAAGAAAAATATTAAATATATAAATGGAGATGAAAAGATTGCAGATACAGATATTTTAAAATCAACTCAAAAAATAGAATTAGCTTTTGATAAAAAGAAGTCAGAAGACAGAAAATTATGGTTAAAATCATTTGATAAAAATATAATTATTGAACAAACCCAGAAGAATGTACCATTTCATGAATTTATTGATAAAGAATTGATTCATTTTTCTGATTATGATTGTAAGCGTTCTATACCTAATATGATAGATGGATTGAAGCCATCATTAAGAAAGATTATGTTTAGTTGTTTAAAAAGAAATTTGAAGAAAGAAATCAAAGTAAGTCAATTGGCAGGATATGTAAGTGAAAATAGTGCTTATCATCATGGTGAGCAATCATTGTATGATTCAATTATTGGTTTAGCACAGAATTTCGTTGGTTCAAATAATATTGAATTGTTAGAACCAAAGGGACAATTTGGTACAAGATTGGAGCATGGAAAAGATTCAGCATCTCCAAGATATATTTTTACGAATTTATCTGAGTTAGCATTTCATATATTTAATCCATTAGATAATCCTTTATTGGAATATAATGAAGATGATGGACAAAAGATTGAACCAATCTGGTACATTCCTATTGTTCCTGTAATATTAATTAATGGTACAGAAGGAATTGGTACAGGTTTTAGTACAAAAGTACCATGTCATAATCCAGAAGAAATTGTGAATAATATTTATAATTTGATGGATGATAAGCCATTGAAACAAATGAAGCCATGGTTTAGAGGATTCCAAGGTAAAATTGATTTTAAGAAAATCAATGAATTTGGAGTACAACAGTATATTAATCATGGTTGTTATAAAATTATTGATGATACTACAGTATTTATTAGTGAATTACCTATTGGTAAATCAACAGAAGATTATAAAGTATTTTTGGAATCATTATTATATGATAAAACGAATGAATCAAACAAGCAATGTTTGGTAGATTTTATAAATCATTCAACGGAAAAGGTTGTGAAAATTATATTGAAATTTAAGAAAGAAGTATTAAAAGATTTTATATTAAATGATAAATTTGAGACAGTATTTAAATTGAATGATACAAAATATACGAATTATTCAAATATGCATTTGTATAACAATAAGGAGACAATTACAAAATATGATAGTTCAGAAGAAATATTAAGAGAATTTTATAGTCTTCGATTGATATATTATGTTAAAAGAAAGGATTATTTATTAAAAATAATTAAAAAGGAATTAGATATCTTTGAATCAAAAATAAGATTTATTGAAGGATTCATAGATGGTTCAATTGATATTATTAAAAAAGAAGATGATGAAATTAATAAAATGTTAGAAGATAAAGGATTTCCTAAATTTGGTAATGAAAATAATGAAGATAATTTTAATTATGATTATTTATTGAATATGAGAATTAAATCATTAACAAAGGCGAAGATTGATGAATTAAAGAATCAACATGAAAATAAATTGGCTATATATAAAGATATTGAAAATAAAGAGCCAAAACAATTGTGGAAAGATGATTTAGAGAAATTTTTAGAAGTGTATAAAAAAGAATTAGTAAAATATAATGATATTATGAAAGAGCAAATTGATTTAGAGATTAATAAGATTAATTCAAAGAAAAAAAAATCTAGTAAAAAATAAATGATATATTTATTATTTATTAATGGTATTTTTTCAAGTTTCCTATTAATAAGTATTATAAGTTTAATATTTTATCCTATAATACATTTTTTTATTTCCCATATTCAAAAAATAATTATAAAAATAATTTACATTAATTTATCATTTTTCATATTGAATGTATTATATTTAAATTTATTTGATAAAAATTTTAATTTAGATTACAAAGAATTATGTAATAAAAAAATAATAATTTATACTACCAATTACCAAAAATATGATTGTATTTTAATCAATTATGATTATTTATCCATTTTTGGATTTAAATATTTTTTATATTTAAATATTTTAAAAAATAATAATATACGTAGTACATTAACAATTGACAAATATAAAAAGATAAAAAAAAATAGAATATATTATGATATACTTATGTTTAATTTAGTAAATAAATATTCATTAAATTTTAATAAATTAGATTTTTATGTAATAAAACATATTAAAGATTTTTTATACTAATAGATTATGAATGATCCTCAAGATTTATTATATACAAACAGTTTTATAAATACTGATATTATAACTCAACAAAGTATTAATAAAGAAACAGAAAATTATGATAGATTTATTGATTATCAAGGTAATCAAAATACAGAAGAAACAAACAATACATTGAAATATTTAAAGAATGATGATGATGAAACTGATTTAATAAATATACAACAATCTAATTTTCAACCTTTCCCAATAAATAATAATAAAAATAATTATCCTTTATTTGACCCGTTATTAAAAGATTTAAGTAAAAATATTTATACAAAATTAAAAGATGTAGTTGTTAATATTGATACAGGGTTTAGAAATCCTATATTTTATCCAAAAAGCTCAAATTTAAGTGTTAATTTACCCAATAGTATAAATAATATTCATCAAATAGAACTATTAAATATAAATATTCCTAATTTTTTGAAATCAGTAACAT